AAAGAGGGGCGCTAGATAACACAGCAGACCTAGCTTTTTCTATACAATCTAACGATGAAGCTGTTACCAGTAACGGTAGGATGGCAATTACCTTTTTAGATGACTCTACAGTAAAGCTTACCGAACATTCAAAGCTAACAATTGACGAATACATCTACGACCCCGATCCCTCTAAATCAAAAATGGCGCTTACCTTTGGGCTAGGCACTGCAAGATTTATTACTGGGAAGTTAGGCAGAATAGATAAGAAAAATATAACCCTTAAGACTCCTACAGCAGATATTGCAATTCGTGGAACTGATTTTACCGCAACAGTAGATGAGCTAGGCCGTAGCCTTATTATCCTTTTACCTGATCAATATGGAATATCTAGCGGTGAAATAGAAGTTATTACAGCTATGGGAACGGTTTTGCTTAATAAGCCTTATGAAGCAACTACTGTTTCTGTGTTTGAGTCAGCCCCGTCTAAGCCTGTAATACTGGATTTAACATTAGACTTTATTGACAACATGTTAATAGTTACGCCACCCAAGAAAGAAATAGCAATCTTAGAAGAAAAAATAGCCAAGACTGAAAACATACTAGACTTTAATGATCTAGACATTGACTATCTTGCCGAGGATTACCTTGCGGAAGATAACTTAGAGTTTACAGAGCTAGACATAAATTTTTTAGACGTCAATTATCTGGAGGACTTGTTAAATATACTGGACGCACTGGGTATTGCAGAAGAAGAAGACAAGTTAGCGCAAGTCTCAGGTGTTACTGTTACAGGCACTGTGTTAGGTGCAGATGCAGATACACAAATAACAACGCTAATTACAGGCCAGACTATTAGCTTAATCCGCAGTGTCAGCGAGTACAGCCGACTAGACTTAGATACAGCAGGTGGTTACACGGTGATTTTAATACAAGATGGAGTTTCTAACGTCATTAAGATTAACGGTGGTGACTCTACCATAAGAATATTGCAGGAGGGCTAATGAAAGGTTTTGCCCGATACAAGCGATATAAGTATGGATTTCCTCTAACTAGGCTTGGTAATAAAATAGATTTGTGGGCGTGAATAAAATAATTATAGCCTTTATTACAGTATTGTTATTTTCTGTCTTATTGTATCAACCCACTATGGTTGAGGTTATAAAGCTAAGAACTTTTGATGCTTTTGTTAAAACAGAGGAGCCTACAGGCTCTATTGTACTGCTCAATCTTACGGAAGAGGATATACGCGCAGAGGGCGGTTGGCCTTTCCCTAGAGAGCGGTTAGCTCAGATACATATAGACTTATTAAATGCAGGAGCGGCCTCAGTGTCGTGGGTAGCTGTATTTAGCGAGCCTGACAGATTTGGAGGAGACATTGCGTTTGCAGAGGCCTTGTCTTATTACCCTAGCGTTATTGCTATGTTTGAGACCGAGAGATACAGAGAAATACCAAAGACAGAAGGAACGGTAATCTTAGGCGATGACATCGGGGGCATAAAAGCTACTGGGGTAACGCAAAACATTAAGGTTCTTAGAGATGTAGCTTTGCAGGGGATAGTGTCTGCTCCTGTAGATGTTGATAACTTGTTAAGAAGAATGCCTTTGCTTATGCGTAGCCCGGATGGGTGGATGGCTAGTTTTGGAACTCAGCTATTAAAGGCAGTTACTGGGACAAGCACTTACGTTATTAAAACCAACGCTAACGGAATAGAAGAGGTTAGAGTTAAACAGCTAAACCCTATACCTACAGATAGCTTAGGTAGAGTCTGGGTAAACTGGGTTGCTACAAATGAAACTTCTTTAAGCAAGATGGATGTAGAAGGAAAGGTAGTTATAGTTGGAACCACGGCTAAAGGAATACTTCCGCAAGTAGCTACAGCCAAGGGGTTGATGTACCCACACCAGATACAAGCATCTCTAGCTGAGACCATTATTCATGCGTCTAACAAGCGTATGCCTATGATACCTAATGAAGCCCAACTGTACGAGATACTAAATTTTGTCTTTGGGGTACTGCTAGTCTTTGTCTTTATTAACTATCTAGGAGTGTACCTTGGTTTAGCCCTATCAATCCTTTCGATAATAGGTATGGGTGCGCTTGGGGTAGCTCTTATACATCGTGGGTTCTTAATAGATGTAACGTGGACAATAATCTCTCAGTTTGCCGTAGCCTCTGCTACTTTTTACCTTAATTACAAAGAACAATACAACCTCAGACAGTTAATTAAAAAGCAGTTTGAGCATTACTTAGACCCAAGGCAGGTCAAAAGATTGCAAGAAAACCCTGAATTACTGCGTTTAGGAGGTGAAAAACGGTACTGTACGTTCCTGTTTACTGATGTTCGTGGGTTCACGGCCCTGTCAGAGAGTGTAACGCCCGAAGAAGTGGCTTATATAATGAATAAAGCCCTAACTGCACAACAATCAGCGGTATCTGAGTGTTACGGGATGGTCGATAAGTACATTGGTGATGCAATGATGGCTATATTTGGTGCGCCCTTAGACTTAGATAACCATGAGGACTGGGCTATAAAGTGCGCTAAACAGATACAAACTAATATGGAGGAGCTTAATGTTGAGTTTCAATCTAAAGGACTGCCTCCAATTAAAATAGGGATAGGCATTAATAGTGGTAATGCAATTATAGGCAACATGGGTTCAGAGCAAAGGTTTGATTACACCGCTATAGGCGATGCAGTTAACGTAGCGGCTAGGCTAGAGTCAGGAACCAAGGATGCAGGGGTTGACGTTCTAATAGGAGACAATACTGCACAAAATGCCAATATTGAGTTACAATCTCTACCATCTATTAAGGCAAAAGGTAAGTCTAATAAGCTAAAAGTTTACACTATAATTACTAGCGAATAGGAGTAAATATGTTACAAGCACTGATCGGCCCCGTAACGGGACTTCTTGACAAGTTTATAGAAGATAAAGACCAGAAGAATGCTTTGGCTCATGAAATTGCCACAATGAGTGAGAGAGCGGCCTCTGAAAATGCTATTGCTCAAATTGAGTTAAACAAGGCTGAGGCTCAGTCTGGCTCTCTGTTTATTGGTGGATGGCGACCTTTTGTTGGGTGGACATGCGGTGTGGGCCTTGCCTATAACGTGATTATATCTCAGATACTTTCTATCTGGTTTGAAGTTCCTACAGTTGACCCTTCTTTGCTAACGCCTGTTCTAATGGGTATGTTAGGCATGGGAGCCATGCGTTCATACGAAAAAAAGAATTCGGTAGCAAGGGAAAAGTAATGGCAGGAATTCCAGATGAAGAGTCAGGCCTCTTAGACATGATTAAGCGTCATGAAGGCGTTAGAAGTAAGGTTTATGTCTGCTCAGGTGGGTATGAAACAATTGGCGTGGGACGTAACATCTCTGAAACGGGATTAGGTCTTGATAACAAAGAAATAGAATACCTTCTTAGTAATGACATCTTAAGAATAAGAAAAGAGCTTGAGGATGAATACCCTTGGTTCTCTAGGTTAGACACTGTAAGGCAGGATGCTTTAATAGATATGTCGTTTAATTTAGGACAAACTGTTCTTAGAAAATTTAAAAATGCTTTACATGCAATGTCTAAGAAGCAATACAAGCAAGCGGCAGATGAATTTATGGACTCCCGATGGAGCAAACAAGTTGGAAACAGGGCTGTAGAAGTTACCAACATGATTAAATACGGAGAATATCAGTGAGCAAAGGTGGCGGTGGCGGATCAATGACTAGAGGCGGTAACCAAGGCGGTTACGGTCAACAGCAGGGTGGAGGCTTTGGAAGCCAAGGCGGAGGCTATAGCGGAGGCTATGGCGGAGGCTCACAATTTCCTTCTAGAGGTAATTCCAAGGGCGGTGTAGGAGGATCAATGGGTTCTCAAGGCGGCTTTGGCGGACGGTACGGCAATCAAGGTGGCTATGGTCAGCAAGGTGGCTATGGTCAGCAAGGCGGAGGATTTGGTCAACGTGGCGGTTACGGTCAGCAAAGTAGCTATGGCGGCAAAGGCGGTCAAGCTCCCCCTCCTACGAGCGGTCTTTATGGGCAAGGTCGTTACGGCTCTTCTCAACCTAGAAATCCTTATCAGTCTTCACCAAGAAATTATGGAGATATGGGAAGAACTGCATTAGGCGGTAAGGGCGGAAACCAGAACCCACCACCACAACAGGGCGGAGGATTTTCAACTCCACCACCACCGCCAAGAAGAGGAGGCGGATTTGGAGATAACGGCGGGATGGATGGGCCTAATAACAACAGATTTCCAACACCAAACGGTGGGACTGCCACAAATGGGATGGATATTAATCCCCCAAGAGGAGGAATGGGTGGCTCTATGGGCGGAGGTGAGGGTGGAAGAAACTATACAGACCCGACAACTGGAAATGAAATGTATCAGCCGCCAATGCCAACAGTTCCTGAAGGCATGTCGCAACCTATGGTAATGCCACCGCCAATTAATACGGCAACAGGGCAACCAAATCCTTTTGGAGGTTTTCCAGACGTAAGAGCCGCCTTTGATGCGAATCAGGAGCAAATGCGTGGCCGTGGGATTGGGGATAATGCAGGCATGCAACCGCCACAGAATAATCAAACGCAAGGGCCAGAAAGCCTTAGAATGGGACCACAAGCCCGCGCTGTTGCTGGTGGTGATGAACCCTATAATAACCACAAGAACCTGAAACGGGCAGGACGAGGAGGACGATAATGGCTGGACCAAATCAAGGCATAGCAGGCTTTCTCCCTTTTCCAACCTTCGGCGGCGGAGAAGGTGGTGGCGTTACTCCGGTAAAGATGCCCGCAAGCCAGATGAAGTTCCCTACAGCACGAAGGATGGCGTCTAGACGCGCTCCGAAACCCGAACTAATAGAAACCCTCGCACCGTTTATGCCTTTAGCCTTAGAAGGTATTATGGGGATGTTCTCAGACACCCCCGAAACCCTATCGGATGCGGAGTTTTTAGACAGTAAGAATTTAAATATCTTAGAGAACCCCACAACGTTGGAGGAGGTAAAAAGCAACGAAACAGCACAAGCGCAATTAAATGCTTATAATCTTTTTGGTGATCGTGAAGACAAAGAAGGGTTTGGTTTGAGCGATGTAGCTCAGATGCTCGTCGGTGCTTCAACTGGGCGAGGCGCGAAAGATTATGCAAGCACGTATTTAGGTCTTAGAAAAGCTAAAGAAACTGCTCGGTTAAATAAAAACAAAAATAGAAGTGCTTATATGACCTCCGCACTTAAAGACGTAGATAACTTGCAATTTAAAAATTTCGAGGACACCGAATCTGCACGAGCAGGCGTTAATGATCCCCGTGCTGGTTTTATTGACCCTCGTGGTGAAATTTATGTGATGAATGATGAAAGAACAGGCTATGTAAATGTAAAAAGTTTGGAGGGAAATTGGATAGAACAAAAATATAAGCCAACAACCGATTTAGCTACTCAAATGAAAGACCCCCGTTTAACTGAGTTAAAAAAACATCAGTCAGATCTTTCTGCGAAAGATAACGCATTAATAGCAACAGTCACTCTTACTAATGGAATGGTTAAAATGCTTGATAAAGGTATTAAAGATCCATCACAAAACCCTTTAACACTAGTGACAAATATTGGTAGTTTCCTCAAAACTGCAGAATCTAACGCAAAAGGGGCTTTGGCTTATGTGGGGGGTGGCACTTTAGAGAATGCTTTTGCCTCCCGTGGGGCTATTGGGGGTTCAGACGGTAGAGAAGGTAATGGTGAACTGGCTGGAATGCTGTACAACGCGGTACAATCTGGTGATGACCAACAAATGAAAATAGCTATGGAGGCTTTTGAAAACGGTAATGATGGCGTTAACTTTAAGGCTTCGCTAGGAGATATGGCCTATAACGATGTAAGAACTAGAGCTACTATGTTACAATTAGCATATGCTGCCGCAGCGGCTAACGGACAAACAGGTAGAACCCTGTCTGATAAAGATTTAGCATTTCACCTACAAATGGTTGGTTTTGGAGCGACTCAAGACGCACAAACGGCTAAAGATAATATTTTAACTTTTATTGATACCTTAGTTAGACAAACAGATAACGTAGTGATGGGAACTATTTCTAAGAACAGCTTGAATGCTGGTCAATACCCCTTAGACGATAATTTATTCACTTCTATTATTGGGGGGTATTGGGACACTGCAGAGAGGAGGATGATAAAGAATCCTGAAAATCCAAGGGGGTTAGACGGAACTGTTCCTAAGTTTATAGAGGTGCGTGATTATACAAAACCACAAGGGTATGAGTTTAAAAACTTTTACACTCGTTATGGTGAAATCCCCGATATTGAACTTTATCAAAAGCATAAACGACGGGCAGGAACTGAGTTTGATTCTAGTGGAGCGACAACAGCAACAAAAATAAACACCGATGATTACGCCGATGACGAGTTCTCTTCTATCGAAGAGAAGTATTAGTAATGGAAGTTGACCAACAAGTAATGAACGAGTTCCTAGCGGCACAGTTAGGCGCTTCACAACGGTTATCTAAAAAGACGTTAAAAGATAACCCGAACGTTACTTATGGTCAGTTATTGTCTCCAAAAGAATTAGAACTAGCTACGCATATATACAGTCCTGAAATTAAAACTAGGGCTTCTCAACTATATACTCCTGAAGAAATTAAACTAATAGAAACATCTGTTAATTGGGAAAAAAGAGTTAAGCCGTATAACCGAGCGCCTATCGAATACGATATGTCTGAACGTCATCCAGAGTATCAGGCGCGTTTAGATACTTACAACGCCCCACAGAACGCTGAACTTCGCGCGATGGAGAATGCTGTTCCAGGAAGTAGATACAATATTCTTGACTTACGTGAAGTTGATAAAAGAACCGCCCCTATCTCTCCTATTGGGTTAGATAAATCACGAAAAATAGCCTCTCTTGGTTTTGATCCAGCAAACGAATTAACGTTTGACGATCCTGAAATTGGTAGAGGCTTCAGAACTAAAGTCGCTCTAGGTCCACGTAAAATGACCATAGACGATTATAAATTTGTAGGCAAACAACACGGGCTAGACGGTGAGTATCAGTATGTAAGCCCCAGCGATCCTTCATTAGGCGTTGCTTATAGAGCCAAAGGGGAAGAGAATTTCCAATTAATAAACACTCCGGCAGTAACAGGAGAAGATTTTTATAAATTTTTAGTCCAAGAAGCTCCTGCGATAGCGGGAGATATCGCATTAACCGTTTATGGTAGCAAGAAGTTTTCAACACCGCTGGGCTTGACAGGAGGGTTGTTAGGAAAAACAGGGAAAGTTATAAAGATGTCTGGAATGTCTGCTGTTGGTGCGGCAGGAGGCGATCTTTTGCGGTTAATGGCGGGTAGCGCAATGGGTGCTCACGATAGAGATCTAGATGAGATGTTAAAAGAATCCGGAGTAATAGGCGCTTGGGCGTTTGCTGGAACTGCTGGAATATCTTTAAGTGCCGCCGCCATCAAAAAAGCGTGGGCGTCAATAACAAAAACAGATATTCCCCCCGAGTTTTATGAACGAATAGATGACGCGTTACAAAACGCAAGAAATTCTGAAAGAGGTATAGATACTCCTGGTGTTTTATATGGAGATGAGACATCGGTAAAACAAATACGAGAACAAATGCAATATCTTGCCGATAAATTTGGTGCAGAGTTCAAAGGAAACTACAACCCTTCAATACCGTCACGGGCCGGAACAACAGATGCGGCTGATTTAGAAGTCATGTTTTTAAAAGGTGCTGACGATCCTAAATTACAAGAATTGTACCTCGAAATAAAAAACGGCAACCAAGAAGTAATCGATGAGTTTGTAAAAATTTTAAACGATAAGATAGGACCAGATATCGGAACAGGTACTGCAACAGGGGCGACAGTTTCTGAAAGTCTTAGAGTAATGGCGCAACGTGATGTCGATCTTTTTGAAGATCAAGCCTACGATATGATTGATATTGTAAGACGACAAGTTGGTGGTGCGGATGATGCGGCTGTTGCGGGACAAAGCGTACTTAAACAAGTGGACAACCCACAAGCGTCCAGTGGCCCAATATTTGAAAGACAACAAACTAGATTAGCTGAGCTTAGAAAAGGCTATGTAGAGCCTTATAACAAGGCTTGGGATGATGCGTTAAACAATCCTGAGTACGCAAATTTAAAAACAGGTGCAGGCTATACAAGAACAGCTACTGATAAATGGTTAAACCAACGGAAAGGTGACGCAAGTGGACTTTTCCGTGCAGCAAATGCTGACGAGTCGGTTAGAGCGCTATACGATATGATCCCATCGGGTCCTCAAAACACCTTAAACAGGTTGCGCGGAAGAGGTAAAAAAGGTTTCGAATCTCCTGACTTTACTATTGGGGAACTAAACAACGCTAGAGTTGCTATAAATGATTTTGCTAGTAATCTTCCTGAAGGCAAAAGA